TATCGTCAGTGATGGATAGTCCATTAGCCGCAGCTACCTCCATCATAGACTCCAGTCCTCCGCACTCTTGTATCGTCATATCCGGAAGGCTCTGCCGCCGTAATGTCTTCTTGCTCATTGTTCAATCTCTAATTTTCCGGTTGTAATATTGAGATATATCTTCGCCACCTTGATATCGTCCATCGCAAGATGTTCCTTGATCTTCATCTTCCACCCGGCCTCGTCATGGTCGTTCACAATGTCGTCTATTCCCACACCCATAAGGGGATATTCCTTTATTTCGCCTCTTTGGGACTTTAGAATGATATATTCATTTTGGTAGGTGGTATTCCCAACTACCATCTCCCCTGAGGAAACCGCTAAGTCTCCGTTAACGTCCATCAATAGTCCTGTCTTCATCCGTGCATAACATTAGAATTCTCAATGGAGGAGAAGTCCTCCTTATCTGTCAGTGTGGCTAACGCCACCTTCATGGATGTCTGAAGAGCGGCACCTCCGTCGCTACTTCCCGGCACTGCGTTGTTGATCGCATCAATGATGCCATCGACACGTTCCGTCAACTTCTCCAACTCGGTCTTCAATACGTCCGCCTTCGCGGTCGTATGATTAGCTTCTCCGAGTTCTATCTTATCTACGTCAGAAAATTGGATGACTGCCAAGTCCCTCAATTCACCGCCAAGATCCGCTATCAATACGTTAGAACCCACCGTAGGTGTGATACGGAGGAGGTGCGTGGTATCGGTGGTTATCTCCCTCAACTTCACATCTGATAGAATAAGAGTGTTAGCCTTTACCGTGCAGGTATCTCCCTGCACACTCACCACTTCTGCGGTGAATAAGCTGGTGTTCCTTGCTCCTCCTATCTGCCTTATCAGCTCCTTAATTCTCCCTGGTCTGTCCATCTTATATCTTTTTTCCGAGCGTCACCTTACGCTCGCCTCCATCCCTGGAAAAGGATGTTTCTACGGCTAATACGTAATAGGTGCCATTCTTATATTCGTATTCATTATCGATCACTTCTACCTTGTATGCAGGCTCGCACACTGGCAGCAACCACCCGGTTAGGCTGCCTTCATAGCCGGTGAAGTTCTTCCTCTTCAACTCCTCTTCGGCCAGTCGTCTAAGACTAGCCTGGTCGGATATTCCAGAACCGCTGCGGTCTAACGTAATCTTGTCTCCACCCGTTGTCCCTACTTCTAATTGAAAGGTCTTTCCATCCTTTCCTTTGCCTTTTATTACAATAAGAAGACGGCGGTCTTCTGCCCGCACATACTTCAATTCTTCACTCTCCACGTTCTTCGAGAAGTCATATACCACTGATCCTGCTATCTCGCTATATTGCGGATGTACGTGAAGTGTTCCATTCTCGAAGTAGATGTTAGGTTTAGCTTCTTCCTGCACCTTCTTCAGTACATCGAAGGCGGTTGCGTTACTTATCACGAACTTGTCGTAAGTGAAATCGTAGTCGCACTTCAATGCTATCTTCATGTTGTGTTCTCTCGCCACAACAGCATTTATTCTCTCTAACAGCGTCTTCACGCTGATATTCTTAATCTCCTCATCCTTCAATGAGGTCTTATACAAGTAGAGCGTATCTTCACACTCCAGTGTGAGCTGACCTTTGTCCGTTTTAATGCTATTTAAATAGCCTTCGAATTCGATTCTGTTATTCCCATCATATCCGAATTCGATGACAACCTTGTCACCTCTCTTGATCTTAGATTCCACGCTCAACGCTACATTATATACCGATGCAGGTAACGTGATGATCGCTGTGTCACTCAGCTCTTCCACGCTCTTCTTAACGACTACGGAATCTATCATCTTAAGCCGGTAAGAACCTATCGTTATCTTGTAAGTCATGTTGAACATTTACTTTCTCTCTATTAATAGGTCATACAGATCGTCGCTGTATGCCTTGATTGTAAACATCTGATTTTCTACGCCCTTCGTAAAAGGGAAGTCGCAGCTCTCGATGGTGATACGGGTGATGTCGTACTGCGTATTCAACATGTCACACACCACGTAGATGGACTCTTTCGCCTCACAATATCGGCGAAGCTCCTGCACGTAGCTGGATATCGTGTTATCCTTATCTTCCATCAGCACACCGCTGATACTTATCTCGTAGTCGTCCATGCTCCATCGCTCCTTGATGGATCCGCGTCGTTCGCTCTTCGCTACATAACGGCGGGTGATTATGTTCTTGTGATTGACAGCCACTAATGGATCTACAGGAAGCAGGAAGCCTCCCGCCTCAGGCTCTGTGGACAGACGGAACCTCATCGGGACTTGGTAGAAGTTGGAGGTCATAGCGCGAAGCCCCTTATTATAAGACTCCGCCGCATGATCTTCAAGAGTTGACTCCTCATTCTCCCTTACGGATACCTGTTGTTGAATAGGTATTACGGGAGGAAGGGAGAATCCTGTGGCCAACTGCATGTGTAGCGACAGCGATGTCGCATCGTCTATCTTCTTAATTACATCCATCATCCTGCACTTTGTGCGGATAGAAGCACTCTGTACATCGCCTCCTCCACCTGTTTCGTCATGTTTTCTTTGTTCTCCGCAAGTCCTCCGTTAAAGACGATGTTCTCCACCATCTTGCCGAGGTTTATCGTTATCTGAGTATTGCGAGTACCTCCAGTAGCGATGGCTTCGCTCGTATTGACACCTGCATCAGGAGGCGTATTCCCTTCGTTGGTCTTATTTTGCAACTGTTGCATAATGTCACCTTGTCCGTCATCTCCTTCTTCTTTATCCTTTCTTGCCCTCTCTTCTGCGCGCTCCTTCATCTTGTCGGAATAAGCTTTCGCGTACGCCTCTTCATAAGAGCCTCCAGTGAATATCGCCTTGATACCTGCTGCGACTCCATTCATTACGGCTGCGAACTTGTCGCACTTTTTATAGATAAAAGTGAACGCTGCCGCTATAAGAGTGATAGCTAACGCTATCCAACCTACAATAGGAATACTGTAGATAGCTGTACTGATTGCCGTGCAGGCTATTCTACCTGCAGTTGCGAATGTGGCGAAAGCTGTGGAGCTTATCGCCGCGAACGAAGCGGACGCCGTTCCTCCTGTTACTAATGATGCTATGTAGAACCCTATTCCCTTTATTGCATTCCATAGCCCCACAACCGCGAATCTTCCTACTGCCACAGCCGCCTGGATGACATTTTTTGTAAAACCCATGTTGGCAACTTGCCCGATTGACAGATATCCGTTATACATTCCCAGACTTGTATATGCGAGGATAGTCTTTGCCTTCACAAAATTGAAGGCGGTTCCAAGACCAGTCACTAATGGCATTAGCTGCACTATTGGTGTAATCGAAGATGCCACATTACTGACGAACATGGTTAAACCACCCGTCACATTGAAAAGAGATATCTTCATGTCGTCTATGCGGGCCTGCATACGGGCCTGCTTCTCCGCGTAAGTGTCCATGATTACTGCGGCTTGTTCCTCCGCCGTATTCGTGCCACTTATTGCATCATTCAACCGTTCTATCTCATCGTTGCCAGATAGTAACGCCATGGCCGCATTAGCATTCTCCATACCGAATATCTTAGTAAGAAGTGCGGTGTCTTGCATTATGGGTTTTAATTCATCGAGTCTATCGGTCAACGATTTGCTCTTGTCTGTCAATGTATTTACATCTACACCAGCTGCAGATAGTTCCTCTTTGACTTCTTTTGGGAGGAATCTTCCCTGCGCTAACGTCGACATTACATTTCGAAGAGCGACACCGCCTTCAGAACCTTTTTTACCAGCCTTGTCCAAGACTTGAATAGCTGCATTGGTTTCGGAGAAGCTCACTCCAGCACTTCTCGCTGCCATTCCGCATTGCTCCAAAGCCTGCTTGATAGCAGGAAGTTCAGCAGAACCTTCCTTACCTGCTGCCGCCATGATATTCATCATTCCTGACATCACCTTGCTTGCCTGAATTGGGTCGTCAAGACTTACCCCGTATTGATTCATGGCGGTTGTGAGAACCTCTGCAGCTGCAGTAGCATCTCCACCCATAGTTTTACTGAGAGTTGCAATGTTGTCGCCCATCAGCTTCATCGCCTTAGGGGACTTCGCTATCTCTGGAGACAGCTGGCTTAGTATCAACTTATAACTTTCGATGGCTTGTGCGGCAGACCCACCGAATGTCTTAGCCGTCTGTCGTGCGTAGCCTTCTATCTCTTTCAGACCGGCACCTGTTACTCCTGCTATGGCAGAAAGGTCTGCAAGTTGACTATTGACTGCAATTCCTGGAGCCGACAAATCATTCATCGTATTCTTCAATTGGTCGAATACGTTCGCCACACTTTGGAATGCGAAGAGCTTGGCCGACAGGCTAACGAATGAATCGTTAACCTTTAGCACCGAGACATTTAGATTTCCAGCTGCCTTTGCAGCCTTATCTAATGTTGTCTCCGGATGCCCGTTCGTCCTGAATGTTATATCAACTACATGATTGCTCATACTGTCGTTTTTGAATTTTCTGCCTTCCTAATTTCAGCTAATTGAGCGAACTTCTCCGCCCATTGTTCATCTGTTAGATCTGCGGGGTTGATGTGGAGGTAGTATTCTAACATGGTGTCTATAAATCCGACCCAATTGTCTTTCATGCTACCTTTAGCCCCGCTTACAAGTTTTTTAGCTCCACCTGTTTTGCTGACACTAATAAGTCCACGATACCGGCGCAACCTAATATGTAGTCTACGTCGTCAATGAATACGCGGGAGCCGCTCACGTAACATCCTTTGAGTACCGTCTCCAGCATCTCAAGTATTTTATTCTGTTGTTGCAACGACATTGCATAGCTCACTTGTGCCTTCGATGGCTTCTTGAAGTACGCAACATGACCGTTTGCCCTTGCCTCGACGATCTCTCCGTACTGCTTCTTCCATAGCTCCACTTGGGCTACTGATGCCTGTCCTTGTATTTCTTCCATATCTTTTTGTTTTTAACCGTATAAATGCTCGTCTGTCCGAGTCGTCAACCGTCTGTCCGATTTGTCTCATGTTAGCGCAATTGCGCTTTCTTCCTCAGAAATATGAAAGGAAGAGTGACTTCCATGAACTTGTCACCCTGTTTCAATTCCTTGTTCTCCTCGGTAAATTGGATGCCTTGAAGAACATCGGTGATCATCATGTCTCCGTTGGCGGGGTTACCATAGCATACCACCGCATCCAGTTGAAGGGACAACACGCTTGCGTCCTTGCTCGATGCGATGAGTGTCTCCAGTTCACCCTGCATCAGTGTCAGTTCTCCTTCATAAGAGATGTTTCCCTTTTGGATGGAATGGGGCTGATTCCCCTTTCCATATAGAACTTCTTTCTCTTGCTTCTTAGAATACTTTATTCCACGGATGCCGGTAATATCCTTACCGCCTAAGACTAATGTCACATCTGCGAATTCATATTGTCTGCTGTCGAACATATCTGTAATTATTTAGCCGTCTTGAATCCAAGATAGCAGTTAATATACTTCGCGTAGCCGTAAGGCTTCACGCGTAATTGCACGTTCAGAGTGCTAGAGGATACGATGTTTTGGTTGTAGTCCACGTAACACTCTACGCCTGTGTCGTTGTCGTCTGTAGGGTTGACCCCTAAGTTCCCGTTTGCGGTCATCTCGTTTTCAATGGCTCGCTCTACTTCATTCTGTATGTTCTTCGCTATTGCGGCGGGAATCTTCCCGTCATCAGTAACGGCGATGTCGTTACCCAGTTCTTCTACCAATGTGCGATAAGCTATTCGATAGGCCTTGTCTATTACTCGGCGGCGTGGGGTCAGTGCGTAATCATCCGTCACGGCAGTTGCTAATAGATCATCATTCCAGAAGTAGCCGGCCTTACCTACGAATGTACGTGGGCAGATGAATCCTTTGTCATTTATCACATCCGGATTTCCATTCTCTGCCACCACCGTGCCGATGTACATGC